CTCTTTCATCTTCCGTTCTGCGGTGACTCGAGAGACAAATTCACGATAAGCCCGTTCGCTTGGGAAGATTTCCTTCAGCTTATCTCGAGTGTCAGACTCCACCCACATATTGAGCAGCTTGTTCTGCCCAGCGCGGGTTCCTGCCATCATCTTGAGATTCTCTTGAGCACCAACTCGGAATGCTTGCAGCTCAGATTCACCCATGCGTCCAAGTTGATCGCGGATTTGATCTGGTGTGCGATTAAGAACCGTGCGCCCAAACTCAGCGGCCTCAATCATCCGACTCGGGCCAGCAAAAGCGTTTCGGGCCTGGGCATAGATTGATGCCCCAGTATCCGGATCAATCGTTGCCTCATCAAGTTTTGCCAAGAACCGCTGCTGAAGCCCAACCAATGAGCGCCCAAATGGGGTCATTTGCCCACGCTCGTTGACTGCTGCGCGGGTCGTCATCAGCTGATCCAAACCCTGTTTTACATAGTTCAGATCAACCATTGAGGCATCAGCGCCAGGCTCAATCTTTGAGAGAGCAAATGGACGCTGTTCAGCCTTCGCAATCTTCCCGGCCAAGCCAAATGCTCCAAGATCCTTGGCCGCCTTCAGAATGCTGACCAAATCATCGTCCGCACTCACAGACATTCGCTCAACTTGGGCATAAAGCGGAGTTGCCTCTGTAGATCGACGCTCAATCAAACCGCGAACAGTGGCTCCAAGACCCTCATCACCAACACCCAGAGCGCGTCTAGATGCCTCTTCAAGCCTTCCACCACGGGTTGCTTGGCGAGACTGGATTAATCGCTCTGTAAGGTTTCTGGTGCGGCCAGGAGCACTCGCCATCGTATCTAGAAGATCACTCAGGTTCTTTCCAGCGGCCTCAGCGATAACAGCCTCATCGCCTAACTTTGATAATCGAGCCTGAACTTGCTCAGTAGTCGCCCCATCACGGATCATTGCCTGAGCAATGCGCCTGCGAGCGTAATCCGCTGGACCGGCACTAATGAGATCTTGGACAACACCAGGAACCATCCCTGCGGCTCGGCTGGCAGCAGCGCCAACAACCGGGGAAACCATCTTGCGGGTTTGCTCCACGGCCCCACCAAGACCAGCACCAGCCACGGCAGACTGGATCATCTCCGCAGGAATGTCAGCCATGCTTGGAGCTTCTCCAGCACCGCCGATCCCGCCGGTAACACCACCGCTTACTACTGCGCCACGGAAGCCCTGCCCCGCTGCAGGGAGAATTCGCCCAACAGGAAGAGATGCGGCAGTCTGAAGCAGCATTGAGCCAATCGGCTGCTCTTCTTGATAGGACTGAATGCCTGCGCGTTGGATGTCTCGGATGCGCCCATAAGACTCGCCGAGAGTCTCACCAGGTCGGCGCATGATCGGAGCAGCAATCGCAGAGGTGATCTCTTCTCCAAACCCAAAGGTCGGGCCTTGGAGTGCGGTCATGCCCATTCGCAGAGCTTTTGGTAACTGAGCACCAGTCACCTGCTCTTCCTTGACCTCTAATTCTTTTGGAAGGGGGAGATTTCTAGACAGATACCAAGCCCTGATCTCGCTATCAGAGAAACCAGCGGCTCGTGCTTCTTTGAGTTTCTCGTCCATTAGCGCCCACCTCCAAGAATTTCATCAAGGCTTTTCAGCGGATTGGGAACCGAGTTGATTCGGCGAGCCGCCTCTTGAGGAGTAATGAGTCCATCAAGAGCCTGCTGAGCAATCTGACCAATCTGCTGATCGTATTTGGCAATGCCAATCAATTGATTCATAATTATTTGATTACCGCCTGGCTGGTTAATCAACCTGGGCAGGGATTTCCTAAATCCAGCAAGATCGGCATCAGACATTGTTCCAGATCCGGGTTCACGCTGTTGCGGGACTAGCTTACTAATGATCGCCTCCGCAGCCTGAATCTCGCTCAATCCCTTACTTTCAATACCAAAATTGCCAGCAATTGACTTAAATGTTGGGGTTAATCCGCCACCAGTCTTTGTCAAGAGCGTATTGAGTCGATTCAATTGGATTGAAGTCCGGCTTGCGTTCATTCCTTGATTGACCAAGTTGTTGAACCGCTCGGCAGCAAATCCAGCGGCTTTCTTTTCAAACTCCCTTGGTCCTGCGGTATCAACATTCACGCGAGTTGCGCCAGCCTTGGCCTGACCCTTCATCTCTGATCTAACTTGCTGCAATTGTGCAGGACTTAGATTTTCTGGAGGACCACTCAATCCAAGAGAAAGCATCGCTTGACCAAAAGCGCCAGGCGGTTGTTTTTGTTTTGGAGCACCGGCAATAGGAATTACTTGTCCAGTTGCGGGATCTCTGCGGTAACGCTGTGTACCTTCTGCAAGATCAAACTCTTGTGGGGCGGTTAGTTCTTGGAATGCCTTAACAGTTGGCAGAACCTTACCGGCCACGCTCGGAGCCTGCGTCAGCAGTTGTTGAAGCGTGTTCATGTCGATCTGAGGCTGACCAACAGATACACCAGCACCAGGCATGATGTTGCCTTCGTCATCACGAAGCGGCATCTGCGTTGGCCGTCCATAGAAGGTCGGTGTCTGTGCGCCAGGTCGCAGAATCTGCGGAAGGAGTTGCCTTGCAGCCTGCTGCTCCATCTGAAGCTGGCGGCGCTCTGCGAGTTGCTCCCTCAGAGCCTGCTCTTGGAGTGCGCGGGTATACGCCCCCTGGTATGCCTGTTGACCAGCTTGAACGCCTTGGGCGAGAAGCTGCCCAATCCCTCGAGGCTGTGCCGAAGGCCCAGACCCCGCCAAGAGAGACAAACCAACATTCAACAAGCCCTGTTGTTGGGCCTGCTGCCTCAGACGGCGAGCCTCTTCCTCACCAAGAAGGTCTGTGGCGTATGCGGGCTGCTGACCGAAGAGCTGTGCGAGTAGTTCGTTCATTTATTCCTCACAGCAGAGAAATGATCGGGTTGCGCTTGCGCTTCTGCTCAAGCAGCGAAGCAGGCCGCATTAGATTCACTGGCTGACCACGGCGCATCGGCGGCCCAACTGCGGTCTGTTGTTTCGGGCCTAATGAGCTAACCATACGAGCAGCCTGGAGTCCCTGCATCAGAGTCATCCCGCCTGCGGTTTTACCAAGCAACTCAGGCCGAAAGCTACCAGGAGCAAGACTAGCGCCAGGAGCGTTAGCAAGATTGCCTAGCGAGGGATCAATAGGAAGCCCACTAAAGCTTTGAAGCAAACCTTGCGAAAACTGCCTTGCGTACTGAGATGGATCAAAGAACGGGTTTGCAACATTACTAGCGGAAGCCGCAGCAGAAGTCGCCTCCATCGCAGTAGTGGCCTGAGCAGCAGTCGCAGCAGCTTGTGCAGCCGCAGCCGCCTCAGCAGCCGCCAATGCCTCCGCAGCCGCAGCCGCCTCAGCGGCCGCAGTACCCGCCGCAACAGTTCCAATAGCCTCAGCTGCAAGGATTGGCTCTGCTCCGCTCATCCCAGTAGCCCCCCAAGGAGCGCACCTGCTGCCGTTCCGGTAGTGCCGCCTTGAGTTAAAACATTGCCAAGAATCGCGCCACCCGCAGCACCAGCCAACGGGTTTCTGTAAATCGGGCTGACTTGAATCCCGCCCATCGGGGAGCCATACGCAGCAGACAAGAACTGCTGAAGTTTGGCAGATGGAAGATTCTGCTGGAAATTGAACCGCTGAAGATCTGCCTCGAGCGCAGCCTGCTGATACTGTTCCGCTGCTTGCCCGACCTGGAGAAGTTTATTGATGTCGCCGTATTCAGTCTCTGCCAACGACGGAGCCAACTGAGCAGCAGCCATCTGGCGAGCCAAGTCCTGACTCGCAAGAGTCCCAACACCACTGGCAGCAGCAAGTTGATTCTGATAAGCCTGCTGCGCCTCAGCACCAAGTGCGCCAGCGCCAGCCAAGCGATTAGCAAGTTCTTGCTGACCCAAAGCACCGAGTCGGCCAATCGCCTGCTCTTGGAGACCTCGCTCCATTCCGTAGCCTTGATATGCCAGTTGACCGGCGGTCCCCGTCAGGGCTTGAGCGAACTGAGCCGCGGCGCGGTCTTGAAGTTCCTGAGCAGCGCCAGACCCATATCGCCCAGAACGAGAAGCAGTGGACTGAATCTGACGGATTGCATCCGTGTATTGCTGTTGGGCGCGTTGAGCAGCAGGATCAAATGCCTGATTGAAGAACGGACTTAGCCCAAGATATTCACCGCCTGCGGTTTTCCGTGCCTGCTGCATCGCAGGATTGACCATCTCGCCCTGCTTTAGAGCCTCATAAAACCCGAGAGACGGATCACGAGAAGCCGTGTTGTAAAGCTGCTGGTATGCGCCAAGAGCAGGGTTTTGCGCCTGCATCAACGCAGAAACGGTTCCTTGCGCCCGGCCAACCAAAGGACTCCCGGCAAGCGCCCGAGTCTGTGCAGCGGAAAGTGCGGCTTGAGTCTGCTGGGATGGGCTGATGTAAGTCTGCCCTGGATAGTATTGAGGCGTTGGAGTGGCGTATAGACGCTGTGCCTCACTGAGTCCATAAGTGACATACGGAGCGACATTTGGGTCAAGCTCCGTGCGAGTTACTGTGCTTCCACCGCCACCCATTTAGACCTCCAGTGCCCATGAACGGGGCTTAAATCCGAGTTGTTGAGCTTTACGCGCCCAACCCGGACGCCAAGATTCAAAAGTAATGCGCTGGGCATCACCTTGTTGAGCTATGTTCATGAGATGCTGCCAGCCCTCTTCAAAGTAACCGGCTTCGGCCAAGTACGCGCACCAAACATGAAGGGTGCGTCCTTTGGGTTGCAACACCATGAACCCCACTGGCCTTGCGTCATCCAATCCCACCCAGAGCATGGACTTCCCATTAAAACAGTCTGTGTAGATGTCCTCGGGTATCCAGTTCTCGGGCGTCTTATGCAGGATCTGCTTCAGACCTGGCCTGACGAATCTCCACCATTGTCTCAGATCGTTGGGAGAAATCAAGCGGACATTCATCCCACCACCACATAAGCAAAAGTCTTGTCCGCTGTGGAATTGGCAAAATGGGTCACCACCGCACTCCCCTGCGACTGAGAACTGACATAGACATTCTGAATCGAAGCCGTCGAGACAAAAGAAACCGTGACGATGACAGACGGCGTTGTTGGCCTTGTCGGGCTTGTCTGCGCGGCCAACTGCTCAATGCTCACCTGGGTGCTGCTGGTTGCCCACATGATTTCCACATAGTCGCCAGCCACCAGTTCAAGGAAGTAGTTCAATGCAGCGATAAGGTGTCCATTGACGCCACCGTGCCTATTTGGTACAGAAAACTTGCTGTTTGAGGCCGCAACATCCGACCCGTTCTTTCTGAACCAAATATCAACATCCTGAATCTGCGTGTCTGCGTTCTGCAATTGAATCGAGAACTGAATGTTGTACAGGCCTAAATTTGTGACATTTATTCTGGACGAATTGGAGATTGATACCCCGTTTGTGTGGTCGGTGGTGTTAAGGGTTATTGCGTATGCCGTGGTCGTGGAAGCCGCATTCTGGTCTGTTGAGTCCTGGAACGCCCCATAAGGCACACGGTCTAAGAATGCCGCCGCCGAATACGGAACCAGGATGATTTTGGACTCTGGGCTGATCCGGGCATCGTAGATCGTGGTCGTTGTGGCCCCGCCCGTGGAAAGGGTCACCGTCCCGGTGTTGTTGGACTTGCCGTTCATCAAGCCATTGACGACCTCCGCGATCCCTCGAGGATCAGCGCCAAACGGAGGAAGGACTCGAAACATCAGCGCCCGCCAGCCTGAGTGGTGTCCACATCCACACCCACAATCGTTGTCCAAGTCCCGCTAGGGACAACCCTAATCCGATGGTATTTCCCAAAGCTGCGAAGACTGACCCGGTTGTCTGAATCCGCTGCGGTGGATGCTCCAAATGAGATGGGGTCATCCAGCCGGTCCCTCGAGGCCACCGCCACGGCAGCTGATCCGTTGTCCACCTGTGGCCGAGCGAGCTTGACCACGGAGTTTTGACCAGCCACGAAATCTCCGGTTTCGATGTTCGCGGCCACCGCATCGCCCGCAAAAGTCACGATCTTGGCATCACTCAGCCCAGCAAAGACGAATCTGCCTCCCGCCCAAAGCCGGGAATCAAGCGAGGTATCCAGGGCATCCAAACTCGCACTGTAAAGGTCAAGACCCTCGAGGGTGACGGCAGAAGTTGCCATTGAACTGATGAAGTCGGCTGTCGTGTCGGCGTAAGTCCACCTCTGGATTTGCCAGTTGTAAATGAGAATTGACTGCCCGGCCCGTGTGTTGGGGTAACTCCACGCCACGACCTTGCGGATTGGATCGACCGCCGCACTCATCTTGTTGACATTGGCCGGGTCTAGGTCATCAAAGAACCACCGATCAACCTTCTCCGCACCGATGGGTTTTGCAGACTGTCCATCGCAGACATAGAACCCATCATCAGAGAGAAAGAAAGTCAGCGGGCCGTACTGGGCAACCGATCCAGCGTCGTAGCATCCCAATGCTTTTGAGATCGTGTCAAACTGAAAAAAGAACGGCGCACCAATGTAGGACATTCGGACAATGGCCCTTTCCAGCAGCACGATGCCAAACTCTCCCCCGGTGATGCCGACGATATTCCCGCCATCCGGTATGTCCTGCGAATCAGACTGCGAGGCGGCTCCGGCGGTCCAATCTGTCTCATCGTTGATATCGGACCATTGAACTCGATTAGGGAAAGTTGAGATGTTAGCGCAGACCACGAAATCACGCACCACAGTCACAAATGATGCAATCGGCGCAGCAGCAGCCAGGTCCGCAAAAGTTGCTGACACACCGAGCGTCCACGCCTGGACCTTTTCTGCGCCATTTGCAGCTAGAACAACCTTGCCAAATTGAGTGAACTTCCACGGCTGTGTGCCAGTGTAGCCGCCAGCCTGTGAAACATCGTCCATCGACAGATCGGAAGAGTCAAACTTAAAGAGCTTGGAGTTTCCACCGGCAAAGATGTTGGCCGTGGAGCCAAACTTGCCCGTAAACACCGCAGTCAGGTTTTCCGAGGCGTTTTGCGAATAGTCCATCTCGCCGGGAAAGGGCCCATAACCCACCGTTTGGGCCACCACGCCCTTCGCGTCTTGGAGTGCCCCGGCCATCCCAGGCTGATCGGGAAGCCACTCACCGAAATTTAAGCGTTGTTCCATATGGTCTCTCCAGGCACTACGGTTGACCATTCCTGGCCTTGCTTGAAGCCTTCACAAGTAACCGTTGCCCCTGACAGAATAGATGCTGCGCCAACAACTGTACTGTTTGCAGCACAAGAAACCACGGCCTCCACAACAATTGATGCGCTGCCATCGGCAGTAAAACCCCCAAGAGCAGTGACTGTTGCCACTCCATCAATTGAGCCTGATCCGAATTGAACCCTGATCGCCGAAGCAGAGATATCTGCGCTTGCGGTGATTGCAGCAGCAGCAGTAGATTGAATGACGGCCGCATCACAAGTGACAGAGGAGGATGCAGTTATTGACGATGCGGCAAGCTGAACCCTTGTGGCATCAGCCGTGACCGATGCGCTTGCGCTGATGTCGCCATAGGCATCCCACCGAGTGACCGTTGTCTCGTATAGCGCACTGTCAAGCGTGAGCGTGAGGTCATCCAGGCTCGCCTTGAGGTTATCAAGGGAGTCAATTGTCCACGGCGGGAGCAGGTCGGCCATTTATGCAAGCGTTACACTCAGCGATCCCGCAGCCACCCGAAACACATCACCCGTGGCAATGGTCTTTGAGGCGTCAAGCGCAGAGTGATACAGCAGATTTCCGGCGGTCACGGCATCACGAATTCCAATGTGACTGATCGTTCCCCAAGACCCACCGGCCTGTGCGTACTCGATTGCAGCCGAGTTCGTGCTGACCCCATTCGCTGGCGCACCAAAAGTGATTGATTGCCGCGCATATCCGCTGCCAGAGCATTCGGTTCCAGAGTCTGCGTCCGTTGGATCTGATGTATACAGCGCCAGATACACCGTTGCAGGCGAGGTAAACGAGGTGGCCCTGAGCGTTGCATTAATCAACGCATTCTCCAGGTAGTTTGACATTTCAGCCATTTTTATCTCCGTGAAAGAGTCATCGTGAGGGGAACCGCAGAGTATTCATCCTGATCGTCAGACGATGAGATTGAATCAACTGCTTTAGAGTACAGCGCCGCCCAGGTCGCAAGGCGCTCATCATTCATCAAATACGGCTCGGCCTCACCTAGAGAGGCATAGATCAACGCATCCGGGTAGTTCGCAAGAAACACATTTGAGGTGTTTGCATCACCCAGAAAAGTTGGTGATGCGTAATACAGAAGCTGCGCCGTGTAGTTCGTGTCGGGAATCGGCGCAAACTTGAACTCGGCATCAAGAATCGTGTAGTCGGTTGGAACACCCGTGTCCGTGGTCCGGGCATTCCTGTAAAAAATGCTCGGTGACAAATAATTGACGGGCCTGGCCGGTGTTGCCGTCAGAACAAGGTCTCGCAACTGGAGGAAGTCCGCCGGGAGCGACAGGGTGGAGTCGTTTGCGGTCATGGTGGCCGTGACCAACTTGAGCATCTTCCTGGTTCTGAGGTCTCTGCGAAGACGGTTCTCCGCAAGAGTGATGAAGTCAGGAATCACCGAGGTCAGATCAGACCGCGCCAGATAGTTCGCAATCGCGGTCTTGAGGTCTGAATATGTTGACAGAGCCATCAAATCCTCCCAGGCCGAGTGCGGAATGCGCGATTGTCTGGCTCATTGAGCCATGCCTTGAACCGAGACTGATCCAGCACATGAAAACCGCGCATGATGCCTTGCTTGTTCAACTCATCAACGACCGCCAACGGGATCGAGGCAATCTTATTGCCAAACAGATGATCGGACCATCGGGAACGCTCATCATAAGCATTGAATTGCTTGCGATTGGACTCAATGATGCCACCCACATCTTGAGTGCTTTCAATCACCAGCCCCCCGTCATCAGTCTTATGGGCCTTGCGATCAACAACCTTTGCGGTCTTTGAGAATTCGTTGATGTTCATGTGAAAAAGGGGGCTAGGTTGCCCCGGCCCCCTTTGTTGTCACCGATCACTCGGCTTACAAAAGATCAGCGATGATGCCGTGAGCGGCCTCATTCTTGACCTCAAGCGTGTACTCCACAAGCAGCTGTGTGCGATCAGCGTCACCGTTCTTCGCCAGGTCGTTGGTAAAGAAAGGCCGCAGATACGCCACCGATGCATACTCGGGGTCCAGCACAAAGGCCACTTCGTTTGCAGAGTTGCCCGCCACCATGAAGCGGTTAGGCACTACGCTCATCGAACCGAAGTCCGACAGGTAGATGTCTGCCGCGCCAATTATGGTGGTGGGAGCATCCGAAGGAGCCATGTAGCGCTGTGCAGCAATACCCGTAAAGGCCGACACGGTCTGCTTGTGGGCAGGCGTAACCATCAGGATCTTCGGAGAACCACCGGACTCAAACACCTCCCTCACGACGGTTTGCAACAGCGCCTCTGTAAAGGTGCGGTTTGTGCCGTTCGTGCGAGCGGTTGTGCCAAGCGATCCAGCAGCGCCGCTGGTGCCAAAGTCACCATTAGTCGCCAGCCAAGTCTGCAAGCCACCCAACACGCGAGCAGTTGAACCAGCGCTTCCGTTACTCTGGACGGTGTTGTTCAGGAGCGTGAACTCCATGTCGCGCTTGATTTCGCTCGAAGCCTTTGCAAGCTGGTAGGCCATCTCAGACTTGCGGCCAGCCTTGTTAACAGCCTCCAGGGTTCCCGTCACACCAATGGTCTTCTGGGAAATCTGAGTGCGGTTGCCAACGCGAACCGTGGGCGACAGCGTGGCAGTTGATGCGTCAGCACCTTCCACCGCAGCGTTAGTCGCTGCTGCTGCAAGCGAGTCGGTCTGCCATTCGTGATAGACGGCAGTGGCCTTGTTTTTGCCAATCGTGGACATGAACGGGGTGTCAGTCGGCGAGATGTTGTAGATCACATCCGACAAATCCTCCCGCTGACCAATGGCAGCGTAGGTACGGAATTGAGTCATTTTTGCTCCTAAAGCATTCGTTCAAACAGGGCCGCAGCATCAGAGATTTTTCCAGACTTCCTCAACTGCGAGTGGGCTTTCTTGACGTTCTCGTCGGCAGCGTTCTTTTGGTTCGCCGCCACGCCTGGACGGAGCATCTTGGGTGCGTCTTGAACTTTCTTGGTTAGCTCTGGCCGTTGCTTTTGAAGGGCCACCAATTGAGCCGCCATCCACAGCGCACGAACAAGGCGATGGTCGTAAGCCTGAGCAAGTTCCCAATCACTGTATCCAATCTCTTTTGCAAGAGATCGGATCGTCTGCTTGACCTCGTTGGACTTTTTCTCGTCACCGTATTCGGGAATGAACTCAGCCAATCGCTGCGCTTCGGCATGAATGTGCTTTTGAAGGAGGGCTTGCTGCTCGGCGGTCTGCTGTTGAGCAATCCGCTGCTGCTCGGCTCGCAACATCGCCAGCTGCTTATCACGCTCTGTGCGCTCGGCAACCTTGACGGCGAAACCAAGGGGGTCAACATCTTTCAACGCACTGAGGTCTTCACCTTCATTTTGTTTCTCAAGAAACTGCTCAATCAGACCTAAGCGTTGAGAATAGGCGTCCCTCAATCGCTTGGCCTCTTCAATGGCGATCCGATCTGCTTCGACAGCCTTACGCTGCTCCGCTACGAATTGATTCTTCTTGGTGTAGTCCAGCCCCTTCTGATACCCGTCCACCAGTTCATCGAAAGTGACTTCCCTTTCCTCGCCAGCGGCTTTCACACGGAATCGCTGCGGTTCGGGTGCTGCTTCCTGTTCCTGGGTTTCGTGTTCTTCAGGCTCGGACGCCTCGACTCGCTCCTCTTGTTCTGAAGTTTCGGGAGCGGCTTGTTCAGCTTCCTTCGGCTCCATCAGTCCAAGAAACGCGCCTGCGGCTTCGTTCACCGACATCGAGGCACTCCCTTGCGGGTTGGTGTCTGCCATTTCAGTTTCCTTCGTTTTACCAGGATGCGCCTGGTCGCTTACAGAATCTTCCACCGCCTTTTGACCAACTGGTCACTCGAGGCTATGGAAGAAAAATGCCCCATTATTTCATCAAGCACGCGCAATTTCAAATAGCACCGCTCTCGAATCTCTGTCTCAACTTCGTTTGAGTTCATCAACTGGCTTATCAGGGATTTCCTGATGGACTTGATTTCCTCTTGAAACCACTCGTCCTTGAGGAGCGTTTGAGCGCGTTCTGCTTTGTTCACCGAGTGAATCCTTGGCCGATGGTGTATCCTATGCTCGGAAGCAAACTTGCTGCACGGGTAAATTGTTCCTGATCTACACCAAAGTTGTTAAATGCTCCCATCTGAATCTGACCCATGTCAAAGCCCTGCCCAAGCGAATCCATGATTGCTTGAGCAATCTGTAAATCACTGAATTGCGTTGTTGGCGCTAGGAGATTGGCTTGATATGGTGGTTGTGTGTTGAAGTATTCAATGCCAACCACTTGGTTGATTTCCTCAGGCGGCAAACCTTGCTGGGTGTTTTGATTTGTAGCAAACAAAGAATCAGCAGCCCTATATACCTGATCTGATGGGATTCTATAGACTCGAGTTGCCCCGGCCATTGAATCAACCAAACTGAAGCCCTGAGCCATAGACTCTTTGATGGCCTGCGCGACTTGAGCATCAGTGTATTGACTGGTAGCTGTCAAGCCTGTATTTACACTTGACGAGGGTACAACTGTTGACGCAGTTGGCGTGGTGCTTGTGGCTGCCGTAGTTGTTGATGGCAGCAGAGCCTGTGCCCGAGTAAGCTGATCTTGCGTAATCCCGTATTTTGAAGCAGCCCCAAACAAAGACTGCTCTAGACTAAACCCTTGGCCCATAGACTCTTTGAGAGCCTGAGCGACTTGAGCATCTGAATAAGGGGCAGCTAGCGGCTTAATGATCGTTGTTGGGGTTGTTTTTGGTGTTGTTGTGACGGTTGGTTGAATCTGGGCCTGCTGTGCTTCAAACTCTTTAACTTGATCTGCTCCAGCTTGCTGATTCCTGATGGCGTTGTAGTCAAAAGCACCAGGCGTAAAGGTGAACTGACCGCCCTCTACCTTTGGCACATCAAACAAAAGCGAGCCAGGGGCGCGTGAAATAAACCGTTGTGCGCCGGTTGGCATATCTTGACGGTCCGCTAGAAGCCCGGGAAACTGGTAAAGCGGGGCTGACCCTCTTGTGCCCAAAACTCCTCCAGAGGCTAAAGCCAGTGCGCGATCAAACTGAGTATCGCTTACCCCATAGTTCGCCAGTGCGCCTTGTCGAGCTTGGTCAAAGGTGAACCCCTGCGCGAGTGAGTCTCTAATGGCTTGCGCCACTTGAGCATCACTGAATGTGGTGGTGTATCTGCTTCCCTGAATACTTTTCAAGGCTTTGTCGAATTCTTCTGAAGACAAACCGAAGTTTGTCATCGCGCCCATTCGGGCCTGCTGGACGGTGTAACCGGCATTCAAGGCATCACGAATAGCAGCTGAAACTTGACCAGTGGTGAAGGTTGTCGCAGCCGGTGCGGTCTTTGGGACTACAGCGCCTCGGCCAATCTGCTCATTTATCCCGGCCTGGTTGATGGCGGGGAAGTTCTCCAGAAAGTCTGTTTGAGTCAGCCGCAGTTGCTTTACAAGATCATTGAATGATCCGTAATTGTTGGTCTGTTGGGCTTCAATGAGCCGGGTCGCTAGTTCGTTTTTCTGTGCAGTGGTGAGTGCCATGTCTTACCCCGGAATCTCTACATTGCCACTGATGCCTGCGCCGATCTTCGCTGCCTTGAGCTGGACCTCGGCCTCGAACTCCTGCTGCCTGAGTTGGAGTTCTGCCGCAGCCTTCTCCCTGGCAAGCCGAATCTCAGCCGCAGCCTTTTCCCTCTTGGCCTGAATATCGGCCATTGCCTTCTGGCGGTCAATCTCCAGTTGAGCCTGCGCCTGCATCATCATCGCCTGGATCGCAGGATCAGGCTGCTGCGGAGGCGGGTTGGACAGAGCCTGATCCACCTCGGGCGGGACCGGCTTGAAGAATGTCGCAGAATCCTTAAAACCCGCGGCCTCGATCATCCGTCCCAAGGTGTCCCGGTACTGCGCCACCGACACCAGAGGATTTCCAGGCCCAAACTGTTGCAGGATGCGCTCCTGTTTGTCGAGGATCATCGCCAGCATCGCCATCTGCTCTTGGCGGTTACCAGTCCCCAATCCGACGGAGATGCTCACATCGTACTGATTCGACCACTCTCGAGGGTCCATCGGGACATACTCCCCGCGCATCCGAATGATCCGAGGCTTGTCCTGAAACTTGCACAGAAGATGCAGGATGCCCTTGAACAGACTCTTTACACCCGTCTCGGCAAAGATCCGGGCGATGAGTTCCAACTTACCCGAGGAAGCGTTTTGGAATGCAGCCACAGCCGTGGCGGTCACATTCTGGAGGATGTTCGGGTCCAGACCCTGGGAAGCATCAGAAACACCTGTGCGCTTGGCCTGGACCTGATCCAGATACTCGAGCATCGGGAAG